GCTGGTAACGTGGGATGGGCATCTCCGCAAGTCTCTCGACCCCGATCTCGAATGGCCGGTTGACATTCTTGATATTACGGATGCGGAAGCAGACTACTTGCTTAGTGTCTTTGACCCCGTTTCCGCAATGGCGACGGCCGACGCCGGGGCGCTCGACGCGCTGCTATCTAGCGTGCAGAGTGGCGACGCGGCGGTTATGGCGATGCTGGCGAAACTAGGCGAAGACGCGGGGATTTTTCCGCCCGACTTCGAGCCGGTCGACATGAGCGAACAGCCGCGCCTCGACGAGAAGAAGCGCGTAACTTGCCCGGAGTGTGGTCATGAGTTCGCCCCGGCCTGAGTTATTGGTTGCGCCGTGTGAACACGCGGCGGCAGAGTATGCCGTTAAAAAATGGCACTATTCCAAGAGGATGCCCACCCCGCCGATTATTCGGTTTGGGGTCTGGGAGGCGGGGGTGTTTATCGGATGTATATTGTTTAGTCGCGGGGCTAACAACAACATGCTCAAGCCGTATGGCCTTACAGTGACAGAGGGGTGTGAATTGGCGCGGGTGGCACTACGCAAGCACGCCGCACCAGTGAGTCAAATAGTCAGTAATGCGATTCGGTTACTGGCGTTCGGTAATCCCGGCTTGCGTCTTGTTGTTTCCTACGCCGACCCTCGCGTTGGGCACGTTGGTAGCATTTATCAGGCTATGAATTGGGTATATACAGGGCGGGGCGGCGACGATATAAGGCTATTGTTACCTAACGGAAACCTATTACACAGTCGGCAATTTAGCGTTAACGGATACCGAACGCAATACGGGGAACGGCGCAAAGTGCCCACCCACGGAGACGGAGAAATTATCAAGGTTCCCGGCAAACATCGCTACCTCTACCCCCTCGACCGCGCCATGCGCCGACAGATAGCGCCGCTGGCCCAACCCTACCCCAAGAAAGACACGCGCCCGGTTAATGGTGACACCCTCGCTACCCGCGAGGCAGGCCGGTTCGATTCCGAGCCGGGCGCTTTAGTAGATAGCCATGACTGACAAACCCGTACATACTAAAAAGCCACTAACGCGGCCGTCAGTCGTCCAGATAGAAGACGCTATCCGCAAGTCTGCAGGCAACGTCACCTATGCGGCTAAGGCGCTAGGCGTTGGCCGCACGGCACTCCACGCCCGCATCGCCAAGTCACCCGACCTTCAGCGGGTGCTACAGGAGGAGCGCGAGGCGCTAGTAGACATGGCCGAAAGTGCGCTGCGGGCCGAGGTGCTAGACCGCAACATGACGGCGATTATCTGGACGCTTAAGGCGTCGCCAGAGGCCAAACGGCGCGGCTGGAGCGAACGCCATGAGATGACCGGCCCGGACGGCGGGCCGCTGACCATCGCCGTCGTCAATGTGGACGTGGACAAGGTATGACCGTCGCGGCCGTTATCCAGCGGGCTAAATCCGGCTTCACCCCTTACGGCGGCGCGGCCCGGTTTATGTACTGCCGTGAGCCGGAAGTGATTATCGGCGGGCCGTATGACACCGGCAAGACGATAACGGCCCTCAACCGCCTGCACCTGCTACTATGCAAGTACGCCGGGGCGCGGGCGCTCATGGTTCGCAAGACGTACCAATCCCTGATTCAGACGGCCGTCGTTACCTATGAGCGCAAGGTGCTGCCCACGCCGCCCGATACGCCCGGCTGCCCAGTTGACCGCATGGGCGGCACGCGCCCGGACTGGTACGACTACCCCAACGGGGCGCGGCTCGTCACCGGCGGGCTGGACAACCCCGGCAAAACGCTATCCTCAGAGTATGATTTTATCTATGTTAATCAGGCCGAGGAGTTGACCGAAGACGAGTGGCAAGCCCTGACCCGCGCCGCTTCCGGCCGCGCCGGGCACGCGCCCTACTCTCAGGTAATGGGCGATTGTAATCCCGACGTGCCCGACCACTGGATTAAGACGCGCTCGCGGGTGACGTTCATCGAATCGCGCCATGAGGACAACCCGACGATTTACGACCAGGTGACGGGGGAGCTAATCGCGCCCGCCCGCATGGCCGCCCTTGACGCCATGACCGGCGTGCGCTTCAAGCGCGGCCGTCTGGGGCTATGGGTTGGCCGCGCCGGGCAGGTGTACGAATTCGACCCGGCCTTGCACCTGATAGACGCCGCGGCCGTGCCGCCGTTGGTACGCCACTACCGGGCAATTGACTTCGGCTACTCCAATCCGTTCGTGTGCCAGCTATGGGGCGAAGATAGCGACGGCCGCATTTACCTGCTAAGGGAGCTTTACCAGTCGCAACAAACGGACAACCAACTCGCGCCGCAAATCGAGGCCATGACCGGCGGCCGGGGCATAGAGGCCACGGTAGCCGACCATGACGCGGAAGACCGGGCCACGTTGGGGGAGTATGGTATTAAGACCGTTGCCGCTGATAAGCGCGTCAAGACGGGGCTAGACGCCGTGGCCGAACGGCTGAAAGTGGCCGGCGACGGCCGCCCCCGGCTCTACATCGTGCGCGACGCAACGCTAGGGCAGGATACGCGACTGGCCGAAATGCGCCGCCCGACATCCACCGCTCAGGAGTTTCCCGGCTATGTCTGGCCGGAGACAAAGGCGGGCCGCGCCGCCGATGAAATGCCGGTGAAAGCCGACGACCACGGCCTCGACGCCTTGCGCTATATGGTCATGTATCTCGACGGCGGCGCGGGGCCAACTGTACAGGTAACTAGCTATGCTCAACGCAATTTTTCAACACCCCAACGGTCGCGCCGCTAACGCGCCCGTCAATCCCGCGTCGCTGGCCCTGGCCCAGTGGCAGGCCGCCGACTACGCCGACCAGCAGGCGCACTATGTCCACCTCCGAGAGTGGTACGACGGCGATCACAAAGTGCCACTGACTGATAGGCAGCGGGAATACCTCGGCCTTAACGCCGACTTCCCGTGGTCAATGAACTATCTGCGAATGCCGGTAGAGCTGTGCGTGGAAAGGTTGACCATCACCGGCTTCGACGGCCCGCCCGACATCGGCGGCGAGGCCGGGCTGCTGGATGAGTGGTGGACGTGGAACCGAATGGACGCGCTACAATCGCAAGTCCACCGGGCCACGGCGCGGGATGGGGATACCTACGTCCTCGTCGAATGGGACGCCGACAGCGGCCGCCCGCGCCTCTCCCACGAACCGGCCTATGACGGCGACGAGGGTATGAAGGTTCACTACCTGAGCAACTTGCGCCGCGAGATGACAATGGCGTCTAAGGTGTGGACAGAATCGCGCTTTGATGAGCGCGGCCAGCTACAGACGACGCGCCGCCTTAACCTCTACTTACCAGACCGGCTAGAGCGGTACGTCGAGCGCGGGCAGGGCTGGCAGGCTTACAAAGAGCCGGGCTACCCGTGGCCCATTCCCAACCCCATCGGCCGCATTCCGGTCGTGCATTTCCGTTGGCGCGACGACGGCGGCAACTGGGGAGAATCGGAGATTGAGCCGCTCGTGCCGCTACAAATGGCGCTGAATAAGGCCGCGCTAGACCTCATGGAAGCGGCCGATAAGACGGGCGCGGCGCTGTTGACGCTAACCGGCGTGTTGTGGCCGGAGAAGAAGCCACCCGTCAAAGCCGGCGACGTATTGAGCGTGTCATCCCCTGACGCCCGCTGGGGCAGCATCCCGCCCGGCGACTTGGCCCAACTGCGAGAGGTGATCAACGACACCATCATTCGCATGGCGCAACTCAGCCACATCCCCTTGCAATACTTCCAAGTCACCGGGCAGATTGCCTCGGCCGCCACACAAGCCGCCGATGACGGGCAGCTAGTGGCGAAGGTGGATAGCATCTCCGTGGCCCTGGGTAATGCGTGGGAAGACGCGCTCTACATCGCCCTGAAGTTGAATCAGGAGTACGGCAACGGCCGCGACCTGGCACGCGGGGAGAATGTTGAAACGCGCTGGGCAGAGTTCGGCCGCGTTGACCCGCTGGCCGTGGAAGAACGGCGCGCCGCCATCGTGCAAGCCCTGGCCGCGGCCGGGCTGGCCGTGGAAGGGATTGTCACATTGCCCGCGCTGGGCTACTCGGAAGAGGAACGGGCGCAACTGTTGCAACAGGACATTGTGAGCGGGGTGGGGCAATGAACTATCCAAAAGCGGTTATCCGCAAGGTAGACAGAGATTCTTGGGGCTTAACTATTGACGGCAAGTCTATCCCCAACGTCATGGCAATCAGCTATCAGCGCGAGGCGCAGGGCTTCCCGTTTGTCACTTTCACAGTGATAGCCGAACTGTACCAGGAGGATACGCCGATGGAGCCGGTTGAGGATTATGCGCCGTGGCGGGATAGGTGGGATGATGAAGAAGAGTGACACCCCGCGCCGCGTCCCCCGCGGCCGTCCGATAGACTGGGCAGACGCCGACCTAGACGCGCTGGCCGAGATTCACGTCACCGAGGATACCCCGCTCATGCTGGCCTTTGTGCGACAGCATGGCACGCGCCTACTAGCCGACGTGCTGGACGCGCAACCGCAACCGGAAGAGGACGATGGCAACACGCCGAACAGCGCCGCCGCCTGAGCGCGATCTATCCCGCGTCCAGTGGGTGACGGTCAACGCCCGTAGTGGCCCGCAACATCGCTACAGGGATACGGCAACCGGGCGCTACATCTCCGCCCAATCCGTGCGCCGTGACGTTGCCCGGCTGGCCGATACTGCCGGGCGCGACGTGGCCCGGCAGTTGACGACAGCCCTCAGAGACGGCCGCATTGGTCTAGCCGAGTGGCAGGTCGGCA